GGCACCAGAGTGCGCGTACTCCCACGTCCATCGGTGATCCGTCTGCTGCTCGCCAGGGATCGTGTGAGTCGGTGGAGTCAGCCCTGTCTTCGCTCCACTGTTGTCTACCAGCTCGTAGACGTTCCCATCATACTGCGCGAAGTCGCCTACCGCGAACTTCGTACCGCCACCTATGTATCGGTCGTAGTCGTCTGCATCCGCTCCGCGTAGCTGGCTCTTCGGGTCCCAAGGCGTGTGGATCACAGCCGGAAGCTCGCGGAGCTTGAGGTACGAGCCGACCAGCGACGACGTGAAAATCTCCTGCGTCGAGAACACCGTAACCGTATCGCCAACAGTGTCGCTGGTGACTCCCACGAGCACGTTCGTGTTCGTGTTCTCCGCGAAGAACGGCGGCCACTCCTGTCCCGTGATCTCCTGGGCGTAGGGCGTACCGGCGGACGCGATGAAGGCGTGGTAGTTCGTCGTGTTGATCCCGATCGTGAACGCGGTTGTCGATGTGACGCTTACCGTCACGTCGATGCCGTTGACCTCGCGCATGCCACCGATGCGAGATAGGTAGATCTTGTCTCCATTCGAGAGGTTGTGAGGCGCAGACACCGTTACCGCGCCCGGGTTCGCGTTCGTGAACACCGTGATCGTCATGGCGCGCCCGAGCTGTAGGCCCTGAGCCTCCGTCAGAACCCAATCGTCGTGGTCGTAGCGGAGGAGCTTACGCGGTGCGTAGCTCGGGTGCGCGAGGTAGAGCACGTCCGCCGACTGCGTCCACGAAATCTCGTCCAGCTCCGTGCTCGCGTAGGGAGTGACCACGACATAGACGCGCTGGATCGTGTCGCCGGCCGACGCGACGTAGGTGAGTCCGTTCGACGGCTGCGGAACGGTGAACGTCGTCGGTCCCGTCACCGTCACGGGGAAGATCCGGTTGTTGAGCCGCACGGCGATCGTCCCCGCCGTATTGAGCCCGGCGAAGTAGACGTGATCGCCGTCTTTCAGGTTATGGTTCGCAGCAGTCGTTACCGTCGCGGTCGAAACGCCGCCCACGACGTTGTTGATGCCGACGCTGGTGCCGTCCTCGAGCACCGGCGCACCGTTGCGGAAGATCCACGCGATGCGGTCGCCGAAGCCGACTAGGTAGCTCTGCGTCCGAGAATACTCGAAGGGGACGAGCCGAAACTCCTTCGTCGAGTCCGGCACCTCGCACACGAACTTCGTGCCGGGACGCTTCACGAGCGGACCCTGAACCGTCGGCCCGACGTTGATGAGCGTCTGCGCCGATGCGCCGTATCGGTCGAGATCGACACGGCCCTCGAGCCTCGGACTGATCTCGCCTGCATTGAACGCAGTCTGAATCGGGCTGGCCTTGGACACGGAGCCTCCTAGGTCAGCCGTTCAGTGAGCCACTCGCTCTCGATCGGATCAGATGGCGTATGCTCTCGTGCGCTCGCGGCGCGTGCCGCCGCCATGATCGACTGAAGCTCCATCATCGCGAGCTGCCGCTTCTGCGACGACTGCGTCAGCTCCTCGGCAAGCTCAGCCGCGAGCCGGGCCGCAAACGCAGAGACGAGAAGCGGGTCGTAGTCCGCGTAGGTCGTCGTCTGTCGGATGTAGGTGAAGTAGACCGGGCTCGCTCGGTCGCAGAGCAGGAAGCGCCCCTCGATCGCCCAGTGCTCGCCAGGCTGCTCGTCTTCGAGGTCGAGCACCCGAAGGCAGTCCGCCGGGAGCGCGTACTGATCCGTGTAGCCGAAGAGCGGAACCACGGTTGCGGTCCCGCCCGAGATGTAGGTGCCGAACGAGAGCGTGCTCACGTCCACGCCCGCGAGGTCGTCGAGCGTAAAGTCGTTCGCGTTGTTGGGCGTGCCGACCTTGTAGCGATTGCCGTTGACCTGGCTCATGCCGACGACGCCAGAGAAGCGGATCACGGTCCCAGTAGCGAGCCCGTGGCCAGCGCTCGTCACCACGCCGGGGTTCGCGTTGCTGATGCCGGTGATCGTCTTCGTGATGGCGGTCCCGACGCCTCGCGTCAGAGCGCAGCGCCACGGGTGCATGCGGAGCACCTCGTCACGCACAATCGCGAAGGCGCTGTTCACGGCCCGCTCTGCTTCGTTCGTGTCGGCGATGGCCGTGATGCGCCGCGCGCCGAGCCGAGAGAGCGCCCGGTTCGCGATGTCAACGTCCGTCGCCAAGCGATTCTCCTAGGGGATGTCGAGGCTCGTGAGTCGCTGCCGGATCTTGTCCACCGCCGCGAGGATCTCGCTCTCGGTGTACCCGCTGTTCCACGCGAGCCGTGCGGCTCCCGTCACCTCGCCGCGTTCGCCCGAGTAGAGAACCGTCTCTTGCGTGTCGCGGTGGTCGGCGTCGAGGATGCGGACGGTCAGAAGTTGACATCGGCGACCATCTTGATGCGGATCTTCGCGCAGGCCGCGAGGATGTCCTGCTCGCTGAAAGCGTCATCCCACGCGAGCCGGCAGACGAGCCCAGCGCCCGGCCCGGTTCCGGTGCCAGTGGTCACGTCCTCTACCGTGTCCGTCGGTCGTGCTTGAACGTTTCGCTGTGCCATCAGTAGCTCGCTTTCGAGAGCTCGGAGACCATCGCCTGGACGCACATGTCGAAGAGGCGCAGCGCCTCCTCGGGATTCGTCGCGGGCTCGAGCGCGTCGTCCCACAGGAAGCGCGCCGCGCGCCCCGCCGTTATCACGGTCGTGCCTGAGCCGACCGTGAGATCGGTTCCCGTTGCTTTCCGGTTGGCAATCGGAGCCACGTTCACGTTGGCATCGACCACGCTGACGTGTCGGATCGTCATGGGTGACCTCAGGAAGAGGAGAAGTGCCGGGGGCGGAACGCCCGCCCCCGGCGCTAGTTCAGGATCAGGTATCGACGCAGATGATCTCGACGACCTTCTTGTCTTCCTTGCGGACCGAACCGAACGTGCCGGACACGTAGACGTACCAGTCGAACGACTTGTCCGCCCGCTCGCTGGCCTTCGTCTCGATCCCGTTCCACGTCCCGAGGTGGACGCCCGACTTCGCCCAGCACGGGAGCGAGCACGAGCCCGTGCCAACGCCCGTGAGCCTCTCACTCTGGATGAAGTTGAAGCCCATGAACGAGCGGATGCGGCCCTCGACCAGCACGGGCTTGTCCGTGTAGTCGAGGCTCGTGGCCTGCGTCTCGTTGAGCAGGTTCGAGTGCTGCTTCGCCGTGATCGCGACGAAGAGCTGCTCGTTGTCCACGTCCACTTCCGCCTTCATCAGCGCGAACTTCGCCTGACGGAGCTTCGTGATCGTGAGGCCGACGCCGCCGGCCGCAATCGAGTGCTGGGTGTTCGCTGCGACGAACGTCGCCCAGGTGTTCGCGGTCGTGCCCTCGTTGCCCGAGTAGGCCGTGCCGAAGAACGACGCGATGACCTCGTCGTCCTTCGCACGAGCGAGCGCCATGCGGCCCGCCTCGGCGTAGGGGCTCTTCAGGTCCGTGAGCATCCGGATCACGTCGTACTTGCTCACGAAGTCGCCCCAGTCGTAGTCGGCGGGCGTCGCCCACCGGCTGTCATGGGGCGTGCTGATGACCGGGCTGTCCTCGAACCGCGTCGTCTTCCGGCGCGCGGCCACGGCCCCGATCTGCTGGACGACCTGCGCGGTCTTGCCGACGTACGTACCGTTCTCGACGGCCATCGCGAATCGGCTGTCCCTCTGCTGGAGAAGCATCTCGACGTTGCCCGTATACTGCTTGATGTGGGCAGCGCTGACCAGATCGCTCATGGCGATCTCCTCGTGGTATGGGTTTGGACGAACTCGAGCCGGGCGAGTGTGTCCGCACGAGGCGGGGACTCAGCGTCCCCTCGGCCTTGGCTGCCGGGACCGGGATCGGTGTGGCGGCAGCGGTTCCGAGCTGACTGAGAGAGTGTCTACTCCCGCAGTGCCTTCGGAATCAAGGGGCCGGCCGAGCGAGTGCTTGCGGCCGGCCCCGGATCGGTCAGTTGTCGGACGTGTAGACGAGAATCCACGACTGCGTGCAGCCGGCGGGGTCCGTGTTCGGGCGCTCCACGATGTCGTAGACCGTCCCCGGCATCGGACGCGAGGAGACTCCGCACATCTCCCACAGCTCCTTCGTCTGGATCGCCGGAAA